ATGATAACCATTAGAAAGCAAGAAATTGTCAAGCTAGAGGATGTTTTGCATCTCTATCAGGCTGTCGGTTGGACAAATTATACAAATCAACCTCAGATGCTGGAGCAGGCCTTGTCTCACTCATTAGCAATTTATCTGGCACTTGATGGTGATACCGTGGTGGGCTTGATTCGTTTGGTTGGAGATGGTTTTTCGTCAGTTTTTGTACAGGATTTGATTGTTTTACCTAGCTATCAGCGCCAAGGAATTGGTAGCTCCTTGATGAAAGAGGCTTTAGAGGATTTTAAAGAGGCTTATCAAGTCCAGCTGGCGACAGAACAGACAGAAAAAAACGTTGGATTTTATCGTTCTATGGGGTTTGAAACTTTATCCACCTATGATTGTACAGGAATGATTTGGGTAAACAGAGAAAAATAACAAAATTTGTTTTTCTTAAGCAAAGTTTAAGGATGGTCTAGTATGATATAGTCATTAAATAAAGACCTCCTAACTTTATTTAATGAAATCCTAAAACTTTTTTCATCATAATCTCCTAATGAAGTCACCCAATCAGGTGGCTTTTTTTCGTGGTGAGGTGATGGTGATAGAAATTTTTTGCAAAATAGTAAAATTTGAGAAAAGTTAAGCTAGTTTTAAGCTTCGTATTGTATCATATAGTTATTAAATAAAGACCTCCTAACTTTATTTAATAAAATCCTAAACTTTTCTTTTTCATAATAATCTCCCTTAACTCCACCCAATCAGGTGGAGTTTTTTGGCTCTATTTCAGGCTTTTGGGGACTATTCTAAAAATAATTTTTCGATATTTTTCGGTATTTTTCGGATTTTGGTCGGGGAATTGGCGGGGACTTTTTTAGCGAATATGACTAAGAAATAGGTCTGTTGTAGCTTCAGCAAGTTCGTCCTCTACTTGATTGTAACGATCGGTCATATAGACTTTTGTATGGCCCAGCGCCTGGCTTAATTGTTCAAGCGGAACCCCTGCAATAATGCTTTGAGTCGTGAAGAAGTGGCGCATCATGTGAGGTGTTACATGCAATCCTGTTGCTTCATTCACTAGATTGAAGTTTCTATTTAACTGGTTTGGATTGATGAGACCACCTTTCTCGTTGATAGTTATATAATCCTTGTGCTGTTCCTTAATAATCCCTAACTTTCGCTTAATTTTAGAAGCTTCAGCTATCAGATAATAGATAAGGTCTGTTCCGATATCATCAAGGCAGACATATCGCTCTGAATCTTTCGTTTTAAGCCCTCCTTTCCCTTTCAAGGTCTGGTTGCTTCGGCTGTCTCTAAGATGCAGTAGAGCCCGTCCACTGTCGTTCTGAGTGACGTCCATTGGGCGCAATCCAAAGACTTCTCCTCTTCTCAATCCAAAAATGGTAAGATAGGTCAGAGCGTAGAATTGTTTTGGCATAATCTCTTCTGCCTTTACTATCCAAGTCTTGAACTTTTTGAGAGTCACTTTCTTGTTAGCTGCAGGAATATCACTCTGGCCAATAAAGACACCTTTCAAGCGATTTGAGAGCAGATTCCCATTTTTGACGGCATCATTCAGCAATGCCATGAAGCTGGAATTGAGGGTTTGAACAGTGTATCTGGTATGGTTCTGCAACTTTTCAGCGATAAAGAGTTCATACTCATTTCTATCTAGGTTTTTAAGCAGGGTAGAACCAAATTTGGGCTTGATATGGTTCTTGTAGAGATTATCATTGAGGTAGTAGGAAGTGTCATTCCAGCGCCCTGTAGATAATCTCTTTTCAGAATAGATATCCCAATACTGATTGAGAGTCAGATTAGTATTGATACCTAATTCTTGGTCTTTGATTTGTTGTTCAATCTCTGCCAAGGATGCACGAGCTTGTGGAAGGGTTGTGAGACCGCTTTTAGTAATCTCTTTCTTTTTACCATGAAAATAGAAAGAGCGTCTGATGTAATAACGTTTGCCTTTTGCAGTTTCATAGTAATAGATATTTGGGTATTTTGTTTTATTATATTTCATTGTATTCTCCTTGTTTATCGGCTTCTGGACAAGGTCTAAACATTGAGAATATTGACATCACTCCTTTCATGGTGTAAAATAGGGTATAGAAAAGAGGCCTTTTAAATGGCTGATTTTTTATAAGGGTAAGCTTCACAATCAAACTTTGGCGAGGGAGATTGTGGGGCTTTTTTTATTTTTTAAGTTCTTTTAACAAGGAGATTATCTCTTCATTTTGTTGAATGATAATCTGATTTTGTTGTATTTGAACTTTTTCAAACGCACCAGGACCGCTTGCATTTGCTAAAGCGATAGTTTTGCTACTTAGTATATTTCCGATGTATGCAGCTTGCTCAGGATATTTTTCAAGAATATGAATCATGTCATTTTCTTCAAAATATGGGATAGCATCCGCATAATATTTTTGTTTTTGAGTATCTTTTTTTGAAATTTTATCTTTTCCACCAAATAACGCCATAATATTTCCTCCGTTTATTTTTTTAGATATTTAATTATTGGTCTTATTAAGATATAAGATATTATTAGTCCAATAAAGAATGGCCCAATTTTTCCTTCAAACAGTAGAGATAGGGAAGCAAGTAAGAAGAGTAGACCGACACTAGATAATATAATGGATTTAATTGTAGGACTTTCTTTTTTTAGTGTTGTTTCAACTGAAGTAGTAAATTGAGTAGGAACAGCAACATTTAATGCGTTTTCTTCAATAGGGATAGTCGGTTTTGATAATTGTACTAAATCTGATTCTTTTTTCAATTCTAATTTATCGGATGTTAGCACAGGCTCAACATTTTTTTGTTTTTCTTTTTCTCGTAAATCCACTTCATGGACACCTAATACCAATTCAGAGCTTTCTTCCTCAGTCTTTTCATGTACCATATTTTCGATTGGAGTCGTCGGTGAGATTTCATTACTTTCTTCTAGCGTAGAATCAATAACTGATAGATATATTTCAAAACCAATATCTAAGTCGTTATTAGTAATAACCTTATCGTTTAAATCATCCCACTCTTTGTATGGTCCACCTTTTATCTCTCCCTCTATTACAAAGTTATATTTTTTGTTATCAAAATATTTTCGTATTGTTTTAGCAACAGTCGCAGGAACATATCCTACATGATTATTAAATATCAAAACTTTTATAGCATTAGGATCATACTTATTATCTACTTCTGGAACAAGCTCAATATTGAAAAAGTCTAAATCTTGATATTTGAAAACCTTCAGACCATATTCTTCAAGTTCTTCCCTAAGTTCTTTAGTTGATAAATTGCTATAGTACTTTGCATATTCTGGGATTCCGTTATCTTCAGCAATTAGATTACAGGCTGCTTTAACCGCTTTTTTATATTTGGTTACACCAGCAACTCTAAACAGTATTTTCTCAACAGTCTTTTGCACAATTTCCTCCTCTAGCCAAATACCCACAATATCATTTAATTAACCAATGCTAGATATTCTTCCTTAACCATGACTTCATTAGTCATAGTTTTTAGATCATAGTAGGACATGAATTTGAGGTAATCAAATTCTGTGGGGTCGTCTAAGCTTTCTAGTGCGTCTTTTACGAGATGATGGATCATATTCCTATCAGCTTCGTTTTCACAGCGTAGGCGAGCGTTCTGGTACTCTGAGCGTGTGTGATCTTTGTGTCCGAGTTCATGCAATAGTACCTTAACTCTCTCTTTTTTGCTGAGTTTGTTAGACAAGAAAGCTGTGTTGGTTTCTTTTTCGTAAAATCCAAGTTCATCAGGTATTAGCTCACCGTCAAAATCGACAATGCGAACCTGAAAATGACTTATAATTTCTTTTTCGGTCACTAAGCAGTACCTCTAATCACCAGCTTCTTTGAGATAACCTTCAATGATAGACTGGATGATTTTCTTCTTTTCATCTGTTAATTCTCGGCCACCAAACATCATGACATTAGATGCCATTTCTTCAACATTTAGGGTCTTCCCTTGCCATGTGTACTCTTTTGAATTACCAGCAATAGCAGGATTATCCGTGCGACCAAGTAAATAATCTGTAGACACGTTGAAGTAATCGGCGATTTCTGCAATTCTCTCAGCGTTTGGTTTTTGAGTTTTCAACTTATAGAGTGTATTTCTGCTATAACCAAGTGATTCTTCTAGCTGAGTGAGTGTCATTTTACGATTTTTTGCCAGTTCTTTTATTTTTTCAAATGTCGGAAACATTGAATTTTCAACCTTTCTAAGACATTACAAAAAATATTTCAACTTTTTGGGTGTAAAATATTGACAACACTACCAAAAAGGTGTATTATTGTTTTGTAAGCTAAAGAGTTAGCGAACAAGACAACTAAAAAATAAAGCCCAATGAAACTGATTGGCGTCCGTTTTCTAGGTAGAACCTTACTTTTAGTAAGTCTTTTCTCTATGGTTTGATTTTAACTTATTGGGTGATAAATGTCAAGCGGTTCGCTAACTTTTTAGATAATTTTTTAAAAAGGAGGTCAGGGATGAACGAAGAAGACCTGAAAGAATTATTGGAACTCTTAGCGACAGATTATGGGCGAGGGTATCTAGATGGAGTAGTTGGGGGACTTTCAATGCTTTTGAAAATTTCAAAAGAAGCAGAGAAATATAGAAAGGAAGAAGATGAGTAAAGAACTAAAGATAATCAAGGCTAGAATCAAAACTCGTTTGATTGAGATGGATATGACTCAAGCCGAATTGGCAAAACAAGTATCTGTATCATCATCAGTTATTTCAGAGCTACTGAAATATGGCAAAGGAAGTGATCATGTGAAAGAAAAAGTCACAGATGTTCTAGGAATTGAGAATCCTTGGAAAAATCACTGAGAGGTCCATACATGCAAGCAAAAATAATACTGAATTGGCAGAAGAAAAATCACCAACTTAGTCAGATGATGATTGATAGTCTTGAGGGACTAGATGTTTGGGAAACTATTTTAACACTAGGAAAAGTAAGAAGAGGAACATTATGAACGAAATTTTTAATTTTCACGGGCAGGAAATCCGTACTTTGACAATTGATGACGAACCTTGGTTCGTTGGGAAGGATATTGCAGATATCTTGGGATATGCAAATTCAAGAAAAGCAATTTTTGACCATGTAGATGATGACGATAAGACTGATGGGGTAACGATTCGTGACGCCATGGGTAGAAATCAAAACCCTATCATCATCAATGAATCTGGTCTCTATTCTCTCATATTATCCAGCAAGTTGCCTCAATCTAAAGAGTTCAAGCGCTGGGTGACATCAGAGGTCTTGCCAGCTATTCGTAAGCAAGGCGGATTCATCCGTGAGGATTTGGACGAGGATGCTTTTATTGCTCTGTTTACTGGCCAGAAGAAATTGCGTGAGCAACAGGCTACTATGCTGGAAGATATTGACTACCTCAAAAGCGAGCAACCGATTCATCCAAGCTATGCTCAGTCGCTACTGAAGAAGCGCAAGGCTAGAGTCGTGGCTTGCTTGGGTGGTATCGACAGTCCAGCTTATGCAGATAAGAATTTTTCTCAGTCAGTCTTTAGACAAGCTGAGATTGATTTCAAGGATCATTTCAATATTAGTCGCTATGACTTGCTACCGAAAAAGTTTGCAGAAGCCGCATTGGCCTACTGGATGACGTGGGAGCCAAGCACTAATACCAAGATGAAGATTATGGAACTGAACTCATTTGATGAAGTGTAGGAGGGGAAGAAGATGGACAATGTTCTACTTTCACTATCTGAATGGATTAAATCTATTATCAAGGACACAATCACAAGGCTAGTCGAAATAGAAAAAGATAGTGATCACTATCCAGAGTTGATGGATGTGAACACTACCTGCGATTTTCTAGGAATTAAGTATGCCACATTTTCAGATAATTATCGTTACTTAAAGGGATTTCCAAAGGAATTACCTGGTAAGAAATGGTCAAAAAGAGCCATCAAAGAATGGCTCTCTAATCAAATATAATAACTTTACTAAAAGGCTTCTGGACAAGGTCTTAGCAAAATTATTTGACTATATTATAGCACAAAAAGAGGATAAGGAGATAAAAATGTTTGAACCACCGATTTTAGACCAGCTGATGGGGGTTGGAGCCTTGCTGCTTGGATTTGCAGGGCTTTGCCGTCATATCAAATTGCAGGAAAAACGCAAGGAAGAAGAAAGACGAGAAGAGCAAGAATTTGCGTCTATGATTATCCAAGGGTATAACCATGCTTATGAACGTGGTAGAGAGGCAGAACGTCAAGAAATCCGCAAGAATATTCGTCGTCCGTTTAAGGGCTTTACCTACGACAATGAACCGCCTGTAGGCTTGCGCCCTGAGCCATTAGCTTTGCCAGAACCTAAACAGTCTGCAATCAGACTTTTGTAATGAGGAGGTCAGGAATGGAAGAATTGATTGAATTGCTATTGTGGCATGAGCGAGTGAATAAAAAAATGTTATCGTCTGATGAAGAAAAGTCTGACTTTGAAATATATTTAGAGGACGAGAACAGAAAAATTTCACTTATCAAAGAATACCTAACCGACTATGAAAAACTAGCTAAGGACTATCGTGATGTGGCCCTTAAAAATAAGCTGTTAAAGCTTGAAAAAATGGAACTGGAGGGCAGGTATATCTATGAGGATATGCGGATGAAGTACCGTGCCAATCGTAGGAAATGGGGTGTAAGATTATGGCGTTAAAAAACAAGCGGTATTTCTGGATTCAACTTGCTCAAGATTTTTTCAAGTCTAAAGAAATGAAATTGCTTCGTAAGATTGCAGGTGGCGATACGCATACTATCATCTATCTCAAAATGATGTTGATTAGTTTAGAGGATGGCGGGCACATCTACTATGATGGACTTGCTGACAACCTTGCTGAAGAAATCGCTCTTGTCATTGATGAGAATGTTGAAGATATTAAAATCACTTTGATTTTCTTGGAGAGTAAGGGCTTGCTAACTAGAAAAAATGATATGGTTTATTTCTTAGAGCAAGTTCCTGAGATGGTAGGTAGTGAAACCGCAAGTGCCAGAAGAGTTCGCAAGTCTCGTGAAAACAAAAGGGTGTTACATTGTAACAAAGATGTAACAAAGTGTATCGGAGATATAGATATAGAGAAAGATATAGATACAGAGATAGAGAAAGATGTAGATGAAAATCCAGTCGCACTCATCGTGGAAGAATATCAATCTCGTATCGCTCTGTTGGATGGAACTCAATTTGAACTCTTGAAAGAGTTCATCACATTAGATGGCATGGAAGCAAAGGTTGTCTTGAAAGCAATCGATCTTGCTGCTGACAATGGTAAAAGAAATTTTAGTTATATCAGAGCGATTTTGACCAATTGGAAGAACGATGGAGTTTTGACTATTGCAGCAGTCGATGAACGTGAGCGAGCGTACAAAGAAAGCAAAATCAGCAAACGTCCAGGTAATCAGAAATCAAATGTTCCTGAATGGTCACAGCCTAACTATGTCAACAATACTAGTGATGAGACCAAGAAGGAGCTCGAAGAGCGTAAACGTGAACTACTTGAAAGGCTTGAAAATGGAGGTGGCTGATGTTTATTTTAAAACATGGGACAAAAGAGGATAAGCCGTTTCTGATGTCCGCAGTTATCGGAGTGACTGGCTTGGACATTTCATATTCTGAGGATAAGAAAGCCTTGCGGTTTGTTTCTCGGGGGGCAGCCCTACAGGTAGGAAAGGCATTGAGGGGTTCCTTTGGGAATTTTTACCCTGTTGAGGTGGAGTGATGTTAGAGCTTTACTTCGTCCACAACGGGCACTGCAAGTTTTACCTTGGGACGTTTGACAATGTCGATGATCTCATTGAGCATATGGAAGACCATCAGTGGGCTTTCTCGGCTATCACTCATCCAAGGCTTCAAAAGCACATTGGTCAGCGGACGACACGGTTTGACTACGGTGCGAAGGATTGTTACTATTTAGCAACTTTCTCAGGAGGAGAAGAAAATGATTGAACTTATTAAAGAATTTGGAATGGCTATTCTGTGGCTATTTCTCGGCTACTTAGTCGGGGAACGTGCAGCAAGAAAGGAAAAGAAAGATGATCAATAATGTTGTTTTGGTAGGTCGCTTGACTCGTGACCCTGAGTTGCGATACACACCATCGAATGTTGCAGTTGCGACTTTCAGTTTGGCAGTGAATCGCAATTTTAAGAATCAGGCAGGTGATCGTGAAGCTGATTTTATCAGTTGCATCATGTGGCGCCAGCAGGCTGAAAATTTTGCAAACTGGTGTAAAAAAGGAAATCTTGTAGGAATTACTGGCCGTATTCAGACTCGTAGTTATGAAAATCAACAAGGGCAACGTGTCTATGTAACAGAAGTCGTAGCTGAAAGTTTTCAAACCCTTGAAAAGAAGGATAATTCTGCGAATCAGTCAAGCATGGAAAATCAGATGCCACCAAGTTTTGGAACAAGTGATCCGATGGATATCTCAGATGATGATTTTCCATTTTAGGTGATTTATATGAATGATGACTTAAAGAAGCAGCTAATTGAAGGCTATAAGCGAGAGATTGAGAAAGCAGAATCACATATCTCAGTATTAACTGAACCATGTGTTAAATCACTTGCACATTCACGAGCAGAAGAACGTAGTTTCTGGAAGAAACGAGTGAAGGAATTTAAACGGAAAATTAAGGAGTTGGAAGATGAACGTTAAAGAACTAATCGAAAAAATCGAAGCATTACCAGCAGAGAATTATAAATATAGACCATACATTGACAAGAAAGTTGTACTAGCTTTAGTTAGACAACTAGACGAACCCGAAAAAGTCAAAGTGTCTGAGGAAGAAGCAAAATTTCTTAAAACGTTTGATTTTAATTGTAAAAGTGACGTTACAGCAGCTTTATATAATATTTCAAGAACTGGCTATGGTTATCATTTAACAGATAACAATGGCACAGAATTAAAAGGCTTGTCTGAAGAGTTTAGGAATATTGAAAATAGAAAAAGATTAACAAGAGCTATACTTTTCGGCTACGAGGTCGAGAAAGAAAAGCGGTATATAATCAAATTAAAAGGGGTTCCAGATGGGGCGAAATTCCTTAAATACGCTAAAGTTACTCAAGAATGGTAT